GTATGTTTGGGCGGCTTGTATAGTACCACTGCTATTCCACTTATTAATCATGTGGTCTTTATTAGGCGTTCTTGAAAATCCTGTTGTAAAAACATTATCGTTGCTATCGACTGCAACGTCTGTAAAATTTATAGCATTACCATTAGCATTAGAAATATCTCTAGCCCAATCTAATGACCCACCTTTCGTAAACTTGTGTACCCATCCATAATCACCACTAGGGCCACCAGAAATAGAATTAGCATAACCACCAACAATAACATTATCATTGCTATCTACCGCAACACCTTGAGTGGTGTAGTTATTACTGTTTGTTCCAAACTCTCTAATGTAATAAGTAGGGTCACCACCTAATGCTATAAAACCTTTGGTAGACCCACCACCAAAAGTAGAAAGCATAGGGGCGTATAATATTTGTGGTTTATTTGCCAACACCATTATGATTTTCCCCTATTATGCGTACTGAGTTACAGAAGCTAAAACAGTAAATGTTGCATCTGCTGTTTTAATAATTGTAAACGAATAGCTGTCTATACCACTTGCGTTACCGCCAGTTGGTGCAGCACCGCCTGACCATTTTGGTGTAACTGATGAACCATCTACTTGGTATGCGTTGAGGTAGTATGCTGTTGAGCCTTGCGTCATTGCAATAGCTACTGTTACAGATTGCCCAACAGCTAAATTAGCATTTACATTACTAAAGTTTATAGTTCTGTTTGCAGTTTGATTAGCTGTATAAAGCTCTACTGCTTGTGCAGTTGTGTCAAATGTAATTGTGCCAGTAGTTGAAGTTTGTACTGTTACTTTTTCATAGACTTCCTCAATATCAAGCGTACCATTGACTGTAGCGCCAGTTGCAGTAACTACACCAGTAACGTCTAGCGGTTTATTCATCGCCCACTTATCGCCAGTATTGGCATAGGTAAAGGTGGCTGAAGCCCCATCCACCGATAATCCTGCGCCATTGGCAGCGGCTGCATTGGCTGCGCCTTTGGCTACTGTGATATTCAAATCATCAACATCTAGAGTAGTTGAGTTGATAGTGGTGGTAGTGCCGTTGACCGTAAGCCCTCCAGTGACTGTAAGGTCACCGCCAAGAGATACGTTTCCAGAACCGTCCTCATTAACTAGCGGTATCCAGTTACCACCATGTGCGTAGTACCCTTTGCCTGTCGCATGGACATGGGCAAACATCCCATGATAGGTGGACGCTGATGGAAGATCACCAAGCGCAGAGTAGACATTTGCGTAGGTTATTTTGTTAGAACCAAAGTCTACGTCACCAGTGAATGTAGCACCAGATAACTGAGCATACCCAGACCCTGCAGCTTGAACGGCTGCTACTTGAGTATTCCCTTCGGTGGTAACTCTTGCAACCTGAGTAGTACCTTCGGAGATAACACTGTTTACTGTAACTGATGGAGTTAAGGCTTCAACGGCTTTACCTAAGAGCAAAAACTCTTTTGCATCCGTTGTGCCACTTGTATTATTTAATTTAGTGGTAAGGTTGCTTTCAACCGTTGTTGTGCTTATTGCCATTTTAAATTCCTGCCAATGCTAAAGTTTCGACATCATCGATGAGTACATCGACTTCTGTCTTCGTATAGTGGCTAGATAATTGGAAAGTTCCGTAACCAACGACAGCCACTGTGTCGCCAGTTGAAGCCGCTGAACCAAGAACGATAGTTGATCCTGATGAAGCGGTGAAATCTGAGGGTGCTAGTTTCACACCGTTGAGATAAACGTCTACAAAACCTGCATCATAAACCGCAGGGAATGTAGTGGTTGATCCTGTGTAGGAGCCTGATGAAGTACCTACTACAAAGTCGGCTCTGCTAGATGTTCCGTTGACTGAGCTACCTGCATTCTGAAAGCCACCAGAGCCATATACTTTCATCAGGTTATTGGTGGTGTCGAACCACAGATCACCAATGCCTACGTTAGCCCCTGTTGGAGCGTTTGCTGATACGAAGTAGGTATCTAGAAACTGTTGTGATGAGGCGATTGCTGATTGGGCTGTAGTCGCATGACCTGCCGCTGCATTTTCACTACTCAAAGCCGCTGCCGCTGAGTTAGCCGCTGCCGTAGCAGAAGTTGCGGCTGCAGTCGATGATCCAAGAATACTGTCTGCGTAGGCTTTGTTTGCAACCTGATCATTAGCAGTAGGGTTTGGAACACCACTAATGGTATTGCTACCCATCGCAATAGCACCTGACATTGTGCCGCCAGATAGACTAAGCTTGAGAGCGTCTTGGGTATCTACATAGGATTTATTAGTGAGGTCTGCAGTGTTAGTAGGTGTATAGGTAGTCGTAATCTTCTGACTGCCCATGTCGATAGCACCTGTCATAGTGCCACCTGCTAAAGGTAATTTTGTGGCTATACTGTTTGTAATCGTAGTAGAGAAGTTTGCATCATCTCCCAGTGCAGCCGCTAGTTCATTTAGTGTATCTAATGCTGCAGGGGCAGAAGCTACGAGGTTTGATACTTCGGTATCTACATAGCCCTTAGTAGCAGCATCATTTGGATTAGTCGGGGTAGTAAGATTTGTTATCGTACCAGTAGTACCTGCATCCATATTAAGAGTGCCGTTGATGGTCACATCATTAAATGTAGATGATCCTGTAGACGCTGTTACGTTACCAGTGATCCCACCAGTAAGATTACCTGTAAGCGTTCCGTTGATTGCTAAGTTGTTAAAAGTAGATGTACCCGAAGATGCCGTTACATTACCTGCTACGTTACCAGTAAGGTCACCAGTAAAACCACCAGACGCAGAAACTGTTGTACCTGCGATAGAGGTTGGATTTGTGCTACCAATTACTACACCGTTTATCGATCCGTTATTACCTGCACCACCTACAGTTACTGAGCCTAGCGTAGAGGTGGTAGAGTTTAGAGAAGCAAGGGTGCTAAGACCTGTAACTCCTAGAGTGCCGCCCACCAAAGCGTTTCCTGCTAGGTGCAGGTCTTTATACTTCAGGCTAGAGGAGCCAATGTCTATTGTGTTAGTAGTTTCAGGGACAATTTTTACGCCATCATTAGCTACTAGTTGTCTCCACTGTGCAGCATTATTTGTACTATCTACACATATAAATATTTTATCTGTATTTACGTTTACCCAAATAGAACCTACCACATAACTCAGACTAGAATCGTCTGCTATAGTAGGATTGGAGGTGGCATCTAATTTGTTAAGTCCCCCAGAACCACCATTGGCTACAGGAAGTATATTAGATACAGAGGTAGTTAGATTTATTTTAGGTGCAGCCCCTGCAGAAGTACCATCGTGGGTGTGTCCAGTAGTTGCATGAAAGGCTGCTAATAATTGATCAAATTCTGCGTTTAATGGTGGGGCAGTAATATTACTACCATTGATAATACTGGCTATGGATTGTCTTGTATAACCTGTCATTATCTTCTCCCTGCGGTACTAAACTCATAAACCAATCCTTGAATAGAGAAAGGTTCTGATTGTCCTATTGTTACAAAAGTCGCGCTCACGGCAAACCCACTTCCTTGTACATCTGTGGTCATTATAGGCTTAGAGTTACCACCATATAAAACATTGGCTGCACCATAGTCTATATTAAGACCTGCATATTTTACCTGACCGCCTTCACTTTCTTGTGAATAAGTAGATGGGGTCAAGGCTGCGTTATCTCCCCAATCATATGAGAGTGTTAAGAATAATTCTACAGGACCTTCTGCCCTAATAAAAGTATTTAGTTTTCTAACTACTTTTCTTTGTTCCGTATCTCCAAAATCTAAAAATGGAGTTTCATATACACTAAGAATATTAGAACCTTTAAAATTAGTTCCTCTTTCTTGTCTGTAAACTTTCCCGTCAAAATCTCCATGCAAAACGTGTTCTATAGTATTTATATATTCACTTGTAGCACATGAAGCTCTAATACCAAGAAGTTCTCCGTAAGACCATTTAATT